AGCTGCAGATGATATGGGTCAGGCTGCTGTTAGTGCTGGTGAAGCAGGTCAAGGTGCTATTGATGTCCTAGATGAAGCCACTGGTGGCCTAGCAAATCAATTTGTACAGGTTGGTAAAGGTATTACCGATATGGGTAAGTACTTCATACAGAGCTTTAAAGCCGGTGTACAAGGTGCAAGTGCCATGGGTAAAGCCCTGATTGCAACCGGTATTGGTGCAGTCATTGTAGGTGTAGGTTTACTTGTAGCCTATTGGGAAGACATTGTAGGACTGGTAAGTGGAGTAAGCTCTAGTCAAAAGAAACTTCTTGCTGATACTGAAGCCACTGTTGCTGCAAACCAGGCCAATCTTGATGCTACACTTGGTAGTGAAGAAAGCCTTAAGGTACAAGGGATGAGCGAAACGGAAATCCGTGACCTTAAGATCCAACAAACAAATGAAGTTATTGCTGCTACTGAGGCGCAACTTGAGCAACAAAAAGCAGTAGCCAAAGCACAAGAAGCTGCTGCCAAACGTAACCAGGAAATTACAACAGGTATACTTGCATTCTTAAGTTCACCTATCCTAATCCTACTTAAAGCGGTTGATGCCTTAACACTAGGCCTAGAAAAAGTTGGCGTAATTGAAAAGGCAACTGACTTGGCAGGTGGATTTATGGATGGCCTTGAGTCAGCCGCTAGTCTTATCTTTGATCCAGAATCTACAAAAGAAGAAGGTGATAAGACAGTAGCAGAGACTGAGAAGCAGTTACGTGCACTTAAAAACCAACGTGACGGTTATATTAACCAGGGTAAAGCAGAGGCGCAAAAGGCCCGCGATGACGCTGCAGCCAAGGCTAAAGAAGCTGCAGCTGAAGCCGCCGCTTTACAAGCAGAACTAAATGCAACCCTAGAAGACCTACGTGCAGAAAACATTGTTGATGCCGAGGCAGAAGCTCTTGCACTATTAGAGATTGAGCGTAAACGCGCAAGAAAAGAACTTGAGGATAAAAAGGCTAGTGCCGAACTCCTTGCTGAGTTTGACCTACGTTACGAACAAAAGAAGCAGGAAACCCTAGACCAATTTGCAAAGGAACGCGAAGAAAAGGCTAAAGAGGAAGCACAGAAGCTCCTAGATAACCGTAAGATCATTGATGATGCTATACAACAGGCAAGACTGGAGAGTATTGATGATACATTCCTACGTGCACAAGAAGAACTAGAGATACAGCGCCAACTGGCCGAAGATGAACTCAAACTGGCTGGTGCAACCGCAGAAGAGATTGCAAAGGTAAATGCAAGTTACTCCAAAAGGGCTAAGAAACTGGCCAAAGAGGAGGCTGACTACAAAAAGAGCCTTAATGAACAGGTTGCAGAGGCTAACCTTGATGTGGCTAGTCAGGCCTTTGGTGCTATTGCATCAATTGTAGGCGAAGGTAGTGCGGTAGGTAAAGCTGCTGCCATTGCACAAACCACAATAGATACCTATGTTGCTGCTCAAAAGGCATACACATCTCAACTTATACCTGGTGATCCTACTAGCCCAGTCCGTGCTGCAATTGCTGCAGGTATTGCTGTGGCAGCAGGTATTGCCAATGTGGCCAAGATTATTGCTACACCTACACCTGACACAGGCGGTGGTAGTAACCCAGTTGCTGGCGGACCTCCTACACCTGCACCAGTTCCTTCATTTAATCCACAAGCAGCAATTGCAGGTAACACCGCAGGTGCCACTGCTCCAGGAGAAGTCCAAGCACAACAAACCGGTACACAAAGTACCATTGTACGTGCCTATGTAGTGGACAGTGAAATTACAAGTCAGCAGGAGGCTACACGTAAAATTGAAAACTTAGCAAGCCTATAACATGAATAAGATAATAGAATTAGTAATAGACTTTGAAAACCTACCCCTAGAAGACCTAGGTGTTAGCATTATGTCACTGGTAGATATGCCAGCAATTGGCATTAACTGGATGGCATTTAGCCAAGAGCAATTTGTAAAGCCCAGTCCTGGTGAACCGCGTGACGAGTTTATCTCTCGTTGCATTCCTGTCCTAAAGGGCGAAGGTTACCCAGATGATCAGGCAGCTGCAATCTGTTACTCTTATTGGGAACAAGGTTTTGCCCAGGGTGTACCACATTACACAGCAGATGGTAAACTATACGAAGGACCTACACATATGGGGCCTGATGGTAGACTAATGACTGGTGCGGTACATACAAGTGATAGTCAATTCCTATACCATAAGGATGAGTTTGGGGTGGACACCGGTAATCTTCAACCTTATGTTGAGCAGGTAATTGGTAATAGTGTAACTCAAGAAGAATTTGAAAAAGCTATTCTTGCTGAAGCAGAAAAGTTAGGCGAAGAATACAATCCAGCCGAGGCAATCTACCTGGAAATAGACCGTGACGAATTTATGACTGTTGGAGAGGTTCTGGAAGGCATTAATGCGCTTGATATCCTAAGTCGGTCAGATATTCGTCGAGATGCACCAGCTGAAATAAAGTACCGATATGCGGGTCCACGTGCACAGAGGTTTTTCTGTCGTGGAATGCTAACCCTTAATAAACTGTACACAAGAGCAGAGATTAATCAGATCACTGCTGCTACCGCAGCACTTAATCCAGGTATGGGCCATAACTCTGCTACCTATTCAGTATGGAACTACAAAGGTGGAGTAAATTGCAAACACTATTGGCAAGAACTTGCTGTATTCCGCAACACGAGCGGACAGCTTATCCTAGTTGACCGCGGTCCTGCTCCTGGTGATGCAGGTGAAACGGCTGGGCCTGCTAATAACTTTTGGCGTTTCTCTGCCGATGAACAGCAGATTGTAACTGGTCCTGCAATGATACCTAATCAGCTAATACCACGTCGTGATAAAAATGGTAACCTATTTCATGTTTACTTTACAGAGGAAACGGTAGGTAAGGTAGCGGCAGAGTTTATTCGTCGTCACTACCAAAACCAAACTGACATAAACCACAATGACCAGGTAACCGAGGAGAATAATCTCATAGAGAGTTGGATCATTGAGAACCCTGAAATGGATAAAGCAACTGCATTAGGTTATGCAGGCTTACCTAAGGGAACCTGGATGGTTTCTTACAAAATAAATAATCGTGAAACCTGGGAAAAGATTAAAAGCGGTGAACTAAACGGCTTTAGTGTAACAGGAGACTTTATACAAAAGATAGTAGCATAACATGGATAACCTTTGGATGTTTATAAGCAGTGCCTTAACAGGAATTGCAGGTTGGGCCGTAGGGCGCCGCAAAAGTGCAGCAGAAACAGATAATATAGTCTTGACCAACCTTGAGTCAAGTGTTAACCTTTATAAGATTATTATTGATAATCTTCGTGATGAGATCCAATTACTAAATGGTAAAATGGAGCAAATGGAGAAAAAGATTGATGAACTCACCACGGAAAATAAAAAGCTAAGGACTCTCCTTAAAGAAAAGTAATGAAGGTAACCATTTTAGGTGGTGGTCCGTCATTAACTAAAACTCCTAACCTAGAACCACCATTCATAGGCGTAAATATGAGCATGCTACATTGGCCGTGTGAGCACGGCGTGTGGATTGATCGCTCTTGGTGGACAAAATGGAATGCGGACATACCTGAAGGGACTCAACAGTGGAGTATAAGATCAGGTTATCCACCGCATGTCAACATTCTAAAGGTACCAGTAAAGAATAGCGGAGCCTTAGCTATTCACCTTGCAATGCAACTGGGCTTTGCCGAGATCCACTTAGCAGGTTTTGACTTTGGTCCAGTTGCTGGCCAAAATAATTGGCATACACATTATACACGTAGAACAGAAAGTCCACTTTGGTACAGAGAGCAGTGGTACCTTGACTTTTTCCACATTCAGACGTTAGCTGAAGACAAGGGTGTACACATCTGGAACCTTAACCCAGACTCTAAGCTTACACTATTCCCAACTTTTGTCAATCACCAGTGATTTAATATATACTATCGTGGACTAATCCACATCTAACAAAAAAACCTTTTACCGTATGAAAGTTACAGATGTTATCAAGAAATTGAAACTTATGTTAGCTGAAACTACTGAAGTGGTTAAGGAAACCGAAGTAAAGATGGCTGAGGCTACTCTTGTTGACGGTACAGAAGTTTACACTGAAGGCGAAATCGTCCCAGGTGCTATTCTTTTCGTACGTGCTGGCGAGGGAGTATCTGAAGATCCATTTGCACCGGCTGGAATCCATGAAACTACTACAGGGTTACTCGTTACTGTAGGTGAAGGAGGCGAAATCGTTTCTGTAGAAGAAAAGGCTCCAGTTGAAGCCAAGAAAGACTACAAAATGGCAGAGGGCGAAAAAGTTGAGGAAATCGTTAAAAAAGAAGTTGAAATGTCTTTAGACGAAATCTTATTGGCTATCGCTGAAATCCTAAAACCTTACATTGCTGATATGGCTAGCGTAAAAGAAGAAATGACGACCCTTGAAGGTCGCTTTAACAAAATTGCCGATCAACCAGGAGGCAAGAAAATTACAACTAACTTAAAGGCAGATGCTGCTGATGTTTCATCAAAAGCTGAAATGCGTTTCCAAAGACTAGTTGAATTAAGAAAAACTGGTCAAAAATTAAACTAAAAAAAAGTATAAACTATGGCTTTTAATTTATCTGCTTTATCAACTTATACTGACGAGCTGTCTTTGGACCTTATTGCCAAAGCTGTTTTGACCACTGAGTTGTTAAACGAAATTGATGTTCGCGCAGGTTTAAGCGCTGGTACCGTTGCCATTAACATAATGGACGGTGACCTAAACGTAAACGACCTTGCCTGTGGATGGAACCCATCTGGTGATGTTAACTTCTCTCAAGTTGATATCTGTATCCGTGACAAGCAAGTTAAAATGGATCTTTGCCCAGAGGACTTACGTCAATACTGGTTATCACAAAGAATGAGTCCTTCTGCTTTCCAAGAGACTGTACCATTTGAAGAAGTTATCGCTAACTACTATGTAGAGCGCGTACGTAAGTACAATGAAGACTTCCTTATCAATGGTGATGGTACTTGTGATGGTATCAAGGCTCAAATCACTGCATCTACTGGTGCTAACGTACCTGTTGCTCCTGCTGCATGGACTGTGAACAACGCGGTTGACCAGGCATTGGATCTATTTGATGCAATTGATGAGTCAGTTAAGGACAGAGATGATCTTATTATGATCGTATCTCCTGCTAACTACCAGACTCTTCGCAGAGCATTGGTTGCACAAAACTACTTCCACTATAACCAAGGTGATGGAGTAAATGGAATTGACTTGATCGGAACTAACTGTAAAGTTGTTAAGTCTTCTGGTCTTGTAGGTTCTGATTATGTATGTGCAGGTCCTGCTAAGTTTATCGTTGCAGGTACAGGTTTACAAGATGATATGTCAGTTATGCAATTCTACTATGACAAAGGATTTGACGTTGTTAAGTTCACTGCCAAGTGGAGATTAGGTGTAGCTGTTCACCAAGTAAACGTATTCGCTACTAACGATTTACCATAATCTCAAACGGTCTTTGACCAATAAAATAAAATAAGAAAACTATGGCTTGTTCAAATTTAACTGCAGGTTTTACACTTGACTGTAATGAATCCAATGGTGGTATTGATAAAATCTTTATCGCTAACGGACCAGTTGAAAGTATTACCGAGAGCGCTGGGGTTGTAACTGCAATCACAGTTAGTGGTTCTCCACTCGTGCCAGGTGATTTCTTTGTGTTTGAGGTTCCTCGTCAAACTAGCTCTATTACTGAAACTCACACCGTGAGCCAAACTAATGGAACTCTTTTCTATGACCAAGCACTTTCAATGGTGTTTAACAAAATGGAAGCTACTAAGCGTAACCAATTGTTACTTATGGGTCAGGCCACTAACATGGTTGTTGTCGCTAAAGACAATAACGGTAAGTACTGGTCGATTGGATTAGAGCGTGGAGCTTATATGACAGCTGGTACATCTGTAAGTGGTACTGCATACGGCGACCAAAATGGTTATCAAATTACCATTAGCGGAACCGAGTTGTACCCAATGTACGAAGTTACCTCAACTATCGTGGAGTAATCCACCTAAGAGATCGGCTGACGCCCTCTATATACTAAAGGGATTCCTTAAGGGGAGTCCCTTTTCTTTTGCCCCTTAGTGGAGTAAATCCTAGGTCTTTAAGAATCCTTCTGGCCTTTTCTAAGCCAGCTGCATGTTTACCATGATCAGTTGGAAGACCAAAGTTTTCTTGCCAATTACATTGTGCTTGGTAACTATCTACACGGCTTTCATGTTCACTTAAGACCACAAGATGTAGATCTTCTCTACCATAAAACTTGCCACGTGGCCTTTGGGTGTGGTCATAAAGTCTCCACTTAAGGTCTTTGGTTTCTCCAACATACTCAACTTGACCATGATGGCTAATTAGTGCATAAACGTATCTCATTTTCATTTCTTATTTTTTTATATATTTCCATGCCGATATATAAATCTGGCGGTGTAAACACATGCATTGGCTTTTATATTTAGTCTAAATGGCTGCAATATGACACTAGAGATTATTTCATATACTGGGACAACACTGGACTTTAGCATTAATGTTCCTAATGTTGACACCACTGCAACTTTTACATTTGACATTTTTAGTCAACTAAGTAATACAGCTGCGCAAGTGTTTGATCCACTTGCTAGCTTTCCGCTAACTCTGGTCACAACAAATGCTCGCTATACTGAATTTACCATTAGTACTGCTCCTTACCAAACCTTTGGTGATCAACATGGTAACGGTATGTACAATTATGTTGTAAAAGAAAACGGCGGAGTAATTGATAGCGGCAGCCTTAAATTAATATTTAGCCCAGGTGGCGGAACTGGTACACAAGCTTACATTAGTAATAATGAAGGTCGCCAAGCAATTGTTTACTATGATCCTGCCTACTAAAACTAAAAAAGAATTATGAAAGATAACAGTCAATATGAAGTCGTAGGACAAGAGTTTGCAGCCTTACAGCTGCCACTTATCCGTGATGTACGCGGTAAAGAGTGGATCTACTACGGTGAAGAAAATCTTTATCCACAGGTACTTATTGACCTGTATAATAACAGTGCAATGCATCATACCTGTGTTCAGGCTATTAAGGACGGAATCATTGGTGAAGGTATTGAAATCATTGGTGATGAAGTGGTTAACAAACACGGAGAAACGGTTGATGAGGTATTTGAAAAGATCTCTCAGGATTATGTTATCTTTGGTGGATATGCAGTTAACACTGTATGGAACCGCGAAGGTACAAAGATTGTTGAGATGTACCACTTACCCTTTAATAATGTTCGCTCTGGCAAACTGGACGAGGAGGATAATGTAACTCATTATTACTACACAAATCATTGGGAAAATGTACGTAAGTACCCTGCCCATTCATATCGCGCGTTTGATCCGCTAGATAATAGAGGTGATAATGCAAGCCAGGTTTACTACTGCTATAACTATGCACCAGGCAATGATTACTATCCACTACCTGATTATGTAGGTGGTGTTAATGATATTCAGCTTGACGGCAGGATCTCTAAGTTCCACAATGCAAATATCTCTAACGGGTTAAGTCCTTCACTCTTTATACAGTTTAGAAATGGTATACCTACACCTGAGGCGAGAAGAGATATCTATAATGAAATCCAAGATACATTTGCAGGTGAAGATAAGGCAGGTCGTTTCTTTTTAAGTTTCTCAGACCCTGGTAAAGAAATGCAGGTGACCCCAATCACAAGCGCAAATGATCAATATTATATTACCTTAGAGGAACGTGTAAGCTCACGTATCCTTACTGCGCACAGGATTACATCACCTCTACTACTTGGTATTAAAGATGCCAGTGGTTTTTCTAATAATGCTGATGAAATTCGCGTAAGTTATGATCACTTTGAAGCCACTGTTGTCCAGCCTAAACGTAAAAAGGTCTTAACAACTTATGGTTACCTACTGCGTTTTATGGGATGGAATATTACCTTAACCATTAAACCAAATAGGATTTTAATCCAGGACCTTAATGTTAATGAGGAAGAAACACAGGATGCTACTGTCCCTGCACAAATAATTGAATAACTATGGCATATACCGCATTACTCGTAAGTGAACAACGTCTAAAGCAATACACAAGTCTAGACAATAATACAAGGGTTGAAGAAATCACTCCTTGGATCTTGGCTGCACAAGACGTTTACGTACAAGATATCCTAGGTACAGACTTTTACACCACCCTTACAACCGGTGTTATCAACAATACCTTAAATGCTAATGAAGCAAACCTGTTGAATAATTACATTCAACCAATGCTTTCGCATTATGCACTCTACTTAATGTTGCCCTCAATTAAGTATAAGATTGTAGAAAAGGGACTCTTAAGTGGTACGAGCGAAGAGACTGCTCCTACTACACTAGAAGAACTACAATACATGCGTCAATGTGAATTGGACTTAGGGCAGTTCTACCAAGAACGCCTACGTGAATACCTACGTAATAATCCAGGAATGTTTCCTACATATGATGCACCAGATCCACTTGACGGTATGTTACCTAATCGCCAAAGACCATACTTTAGTGGCTTAGTAACAGGTGGAATCCGCAAATACAAAACTTATTATGAAGACTACTGCGACGAATGCAACCCAGACCACGGCCCATCAGTTCCCTAAGACTAAAGCCACTTTGGAGAATGCGCAAAAACTTAAAATTTACTTATCTAAAAAAACTCGATAAAATATGGCAAGTCTAACCGGACAACAAATTAATAATACATATGATTCCTTAATTAAGATTGAGGATAATGGTCCTATCACAGGTACGCCTAAAACTCTTACCGATGGACTTGGTAACCAAGCACCTATTCAGCTAGGAGCCAGTGGAGTTAACTTTCCTTCAGGAACTGTTAACTTTACAGGTGCAACTGTGGTAGGGTTAACCGTTCCTCCTGGTGCCACTGGTGCCACAGGACCACAAGGTACTGCAGGTGTTAACGGAGCAACAGGTGCAACTGGAGCTCAAGGATTTACCGGAGCCACTGGCTTAGGTAGTACAGGAGCAACTGGGCCACAAGGTTTTACCGGAGCCACAGGACCACAAGGTACTAGTGGAGCAACCGGGCTTGGAGCCACAGGTGCCACTGGTCCTGCAGGTGTTGGAGCCACAGGAGCAACTGGTCCTGCGGGAAGTGGTGGTTTAGTAAACGGAACTGGAAGTGAATCACTTAAGCAAGCAGATACACTAACACCAACATTTACTGCAATTGCATCCGGATTAAGATCAGTTGCAATTGGATCAGGCGCTGATGCAGGTGCATCAGATACTGCTTCTTATGGATCATTTGCAATTTGCGATGGTCCTAGTGGAGTTGCAATAGGTAACTCGTCTAGATCATTTACTACATTAGGTATTGCTATCGGTGAAAATGCATATGAAATTGGAAGCCGTTCAATTAATATTGGTTATCGTGGTACTGTTGAAGGTGATGACGCGGTTGCAATTGGTACACGTGCGTTTGGTACCCATAAGGCCAGCTTAAACAGTATCTCAATTGGTAACCAGGCTCGTTCAGCAAGTTCTGCTGTTGTTAATCATATCTCAATAGGTAATGGTGCAGTTGCTAATTCTTCTTACTCTACTGTAATTGGAGATGGAGCAGTAAGTGGTACAAGCTCCCAATATGGCATTGCCTTTGGTTATGGTGCAAGTACAGGTGTAAGTGGTAGTCAAGGTTTTGCTGCAGCTTACCAGGCTTTTGCTGGAGCTCAACATGCAGTTGCAGTAGGTGCTAATAGTAGTGCTACTGGTACTGAAACTGTTGCCCTGGGTAGAAATGCAATCGCAAGTGGAGGCGCAGGTGTTGCAATTGGTGCAGGTGCTCAAGCCACTGCATCTAATGCTGTTGCAATTGGTTCCTCTGTAAATGCTTCAGTGGCATCATACACTACAACTAAAAACTTACAAATAACAAATTACGCAGGTCTTAACTATGCTGATGATACAGCTGCTGCCGCAGGTGGTGTACCACTAGGTGGACTCTATCATACAAGTGGTACTGCAAAAATCCGTATCGTATAAATAAAAAAAACAAAACTATGGCTTTAAATATTACAACACCCGTTAACACTAGTATTGGTGTTACAATCCCTACAAGTTATGCAAGAGTTGCAGTTAACGATGCTATCCAAGGTACCGCATTGGTAAGTACCATTAGTGTCTTTGCATCTAAGGCAGCATTTGAAAGCGGAGCAGATCCACTAGGTGTCATTATCAACGAAAGATTTATGGACGGTGGCATTGTGTTCCCATATAACCGTGAGACTGATGGTCCTGACATTTTAGGATGGGCTCATACAAAATGGGTTATCCAGTTAGACGAATTGGGAATCACTGCGGTAATTGATCTACCTTAAGCTTAAACAGTTTAGGGACTCTTATATATAATAAAGGTACGGTAGTTACTTTGCTTCTACTTATTCTGCCGTATCTGACATGATAGGTTTAATTTTTTCGAGGTCGTTTCTCGTTGATTAGGCGTACTTGTGTTTCATTTTTTTTATTGTTTTTGGAAGGGCCGGTTTCTACCGGTCCTTTCTAGTCTCTAGCCGGCTCTCATTTTTCACTCCCTAAAGGTGTGGGTTTCTGCCGTGTACCCGGCAACCCTTATAACTTATTGGTTTCCAATATGTATAACCTATTGATTTCCAATGGCTATAAATTTACACGGTTTTCTGAAACTTTTCTAAAGACTGCCTATATAAATAATTAAACAGTAAAACTATGAAGCCGGCCCAATTAACCAAAATTAAAAACAACAGCAAAATGAAACGACTAAAAAAAATTCAAATCTATCATGACCCAACATTCTCAACAAAGCTTTTTTAAAGTAGATCATTCAATTGTATCACGTACAGATCTTACACCTGTACAAAAGCTTATTTATTTTTATCTTCTCAATTTATCAGGAGCACCTAGCTCCAAAAGGGCTGGTGGTGCTTATCCAACCAATGCCGCTATTTCCGAAGCCTTAGGTATTACCGTAAGACAGGCCAAAGACAATGTAATCATTTTAAACAACATAGGTATTTTAACTTCATTCAAAAGAAGTGGTCAACGATTTATAATGGTGGAGAACGAACGCAATGCCATAAAAATCTTAAATAATCGTCTAGTACGGCCAGCCGTACCTCGTACGGAAAATGCAAAAGCTCGTACGGAAAATGCAAAGGCTCGTACGGTCAGCCGTATCAATCTCGTACGGTCAGCCGTCTAGATATAATAACAGTTATTAAAACAATATAAAAAAAGTATTAGCAACCCTTCTATGGAAAAGTTAAAATGTATACGTTGCTCAAACGAAAAACCTGACAAGATTAGGTTAACACTAGCTGGACCACATGTAAAAGCCAGTTGTAAACAATGTGGTTCATTTATAAAATTCGTTACCAAAACAAAGGTTGACCTAACTACTGTTGCAAAAAAGTCAACTTTTTTCTAGCCGATAAATAACTTATACAAGAAACTATGTTAAGTAAATTTGGTTACGAAAATTTTGATGACCGCCACATAACCATTTACTCACCTTCCTTTGCTGGTGACGAAAGACCCTTTGACAAGATCTGGTTAACCTTTATGTGGATTGTAGGTCAAGGATGGGGTTTTGATAAAAAGTATGAATTCTATATAAGTGACTATAAAGAATGTACACCCTTTGCCCAAGGTACACCCAGTGAATCGTTGATTTATGCTTTTAACGAAAGATATGGTGAATGGGTTAAAATGGGTTTCCGTGATAATATTATATGTTGGTTTGAGTTTCCCAGAACCGACTGGGAGTTTAAAGAATGGATTGTAGAAGACCCAAGACTACAACGCGTGTGGATCCACTTATATAACCAAGTCTTTGCTGGGATAGGGTTTCGTCAAGACCTATTTAATGATACAAATAGTAGAGTTGCCCAAATCCGCAACATACATACTGACACTGGTTGGTTTGTAGAAAACTATGCATGGAAGACAAAGGACAAAGGTCACTACCGCAAACCTAGTTACATACCACATTACCTAAGTGGTCCTACAACCAAAGGTATACATCGTGCCAAAAAATTTAAGGGTAAGATCCTTGATAAATAATTAATAACATAAGTAAAATGAAAAAACCCGTTACACACGAAACTTTACTCTGCCAACTCTTTCATCAGTATGGCGCAGATAAATGTCCACAAATTAGACATGGTTATAGTCCACATTATTATGAACTCTTAGCAGATCAGCAAAGAACTGCAAAACATATTCTTGAGATAGGAATTGGTACAGTACCTGTAATGAAAAGAATTGTAGGAGAAACCTATGTACCTGGAGCTAGCCTAAAAGGATGGCGTGACTTTTTTCCACAAGCACAAGTGTGGGGATTGGATAAAGCACGTACAGTTTTATTTGAAGAAGACCGGATAAAATGTTACTATGTTGACCAGAGTAAAGAACTTAGTCTAGGTGCAGCCATTCAGCGCATTCAGCATGAAGCCGGTGAACCTGTACAATTTGATCTAATCCTTGACGATGGCAGCCACATTAAGGAACACCAATGGTTAACGATACATACACTGCATAACCATGTTCGTCCAGGCGGTCTCTATATTATTGAAGACATTCATACTGATGCAATGGCAACATTTTGTGAATTAGAGATACCAGGATTGGTTCGTGAACATATCTATTGTGGAATGACTAAGTGGGATAACTTTGTTGCCTACAGAAAAATATCCTAACCTATGGATGATATCAATTATCTACAAATGGATGACATGGAGAAGTTACGCTATCGTGACCACATTCTCCGGTTATACTTACCATTTGTAAGCGCAGAAGCTCTTTATGCTATACTGGCAACCGATCGTGACAGTTACATAGAGTCACAAAAATACGAGATAGCGCAAGCTTATCAGGACTTAATTAATGATCTCAGATTACTTGACACGTTGGCTTAATGATAACTACAGTGCCATCGAGTTAATGGCAGCTAAGATCACTAGAGGTAGCCCAGAGGCTCCTGATCTTCTACATTACTCGCTGTTACATTTTCTGGAACATGGTAGAGCAGAAGAATTGGTTGCAGGTGGTCAGGCTATGAAATTTCTCTCTGGGATTATGTGGAGATCATTCCATAGTGGTACCAGCGCATATCATACCGAGTATCGTCAAAAGGGCAGGGTACATACCTCAGAACCACAACCTGAAGAAGTTGATGATCCTTATGACCTGGAACGCGATGAAACGGTAGCCGAGATTAAAGCCATTATCCGGACAATGCGTAAGAGTGGAGAAGTAGAGTTGTGGTTTCATGCAACCCTATTTGAAATGTGGTTAGAGAATCCTAACTACAGTAAGCTGGCTAAAAAGATAGGCATACCCCGAACAAGTATAAGTCATGCCGTCAGGATAACAAAAAAACATATCTTAACTGAATTAAAAAAGAAAGGAATAACATGGAATGGATAATCTACTTAGGAGCCGCAGGCGCCCTACTACAATATGTACCACAATGGGAATGGTTTCTCAACGCGGTAAAGCTAAACCGTAAGCCGTTTAACTGTCCGCTCTGCTTTACATGGTGGACCAGTTTAGCAGGTCTGAACCTATTTACACAAACACCAGTTTGGGAAACTATATTTATAGCTGCAGGTGCTTCTATCCTTGCTGAGTTACTATGGAGAAAACTAATGACAATATGACCACAAGAGAAGAAGCCATCAGCTGGTTAAAAGCAAATAGGTATATCTTAACAAGCTCAATTAAATTTACACCTGAGCAAATTAAGTACTTCTTTGCTTCATATAACCTAATCACTGGTGAAAGCAAACCAGTTGTAGGATGTGGACGATGTATCTTAAATATGAAACAGCGCCTACGAGCTGAATTTGAAAAAATAGAAAATGCAATGACAACTTACACAGTCTACCTAACGGCAAAAGGTACCTATACCTTTAAAGAAACCGGTAAACCAGTTGCCTACATTCGCGCTGCTAACGAGACAGCTGCAAAAGAGCAACTAGAGATAATGAAAAAACAAGCTAAGACCAATGTTCAGTAAAGGAGATCCACGTATTAATCGCGAAGGTAGACCTGCAGGTATACCTAATGAAGCCACAAAGAAAATGAAGCAGGCGTTTGCTCTACTTATAGAAGCCAACCTAGATAACATGACCACATGGTTGGAGCAGGTTGCTGCTGAGGATCCTAAGAGTGCAATGGACATGGTGATTAAGCTAAGTGAACGATTTGTACCTAAGCTCTCTCAACAACAACTTACAGACGCAGATGGTGGAGATCTCTTTAAAAACATCCAGTTTAAGTTTGGTGATGAACCTAAAGATGAGTAATGGCTTTTATTGGATTTACTCCACATACAAAACAGCGTGAAATAATTAATGGTATCCTGCAGGGTTCCACAAAATTCCACATTGTCTCTGTAGGTCGCCAGGTAGGTAAGTCCCTAATGGGAATGAACCTTGCTCTATGGTGGATGATTAATAAAGGTCCATGTAAAATCCTTTGGGTTAGTCCTGTCTATAGTCAAGCCAATAAGGTACATAAAGAACTGGTTGAAGCAATAGAAGCCAGTGGGCTCATTGCAAAAAACAACTACGCAGACAACTCTTTAAAACTCCGCAATGGATCCGAGATCCTATTCCGCTCAGCAGAACGATACGATAATATCCGTGGACTAACCTGTGACTATGGTATCCTAGATGAAGCTGCCTTTATCCGGAACGAAGCATGGAGCGAAGCCATAAGACCAGTCTTTGCAGTAAAAGGCAAGAAGGTGGTCTTTATCTCTACACCAAAGGGTAAGAACTACTTCCATGACCTGTTCCAACTGGGTCTCTCCCCAGATCACCCTAACTATCGCTCCTATAAAGGTTCTAGTTACGATACACCTTACATCGCACCAGAAGAGATCCAGGATGCTCAAAAAACACTACCACCTAATATATTTAAGCAAGAGTACTTAGCAGAATTTATTGATAGCGGTGGAGAAGTATTTAGTCGGGTAAAGGAATCCACTCTACACCATTGGCCACAACCTACTGGTCATATCTACTGTGGAATAGACCTGGGTCGTCAAGAAGACTGGACTGTTGCAACATTCATGGATGGCAACGGGCATGTAGTCGACATGTATAGAAACCGACAAGCTGACTGGAGTACCATGACCCGTGACATTATCGCCCTCTGCCAGAAGTGGCGAGCAACTGCGATGGTTGAAACCAACTCAATCGGAGATGTACTCTATGAGCAGATCCGTAACGGCTGGGACGATACTCATCCCTTTACCACAACTGGTAAGTCTAAGCCTGAGATCATTGAGGGACTGGTACTTGACTTTGCTGAGGACAGGATTAGGATCCCTTCAGAGTCCCTACAACCTGCTCTCCACCACGAGTTAAGTATATTTAGTTACGAGTACAATCCACGCACGAGACAGGTCCGCTACGGTGCCCCAGCTCCGCATCATGATGACTGTGTAATGTCAATGGCAATAGCAAATTACTGTAGGAAACAAAATCTGCAGCGAGGAGCCTATGCAATCATGGGTCACGCCCGTTAAGGATCATACACTGGCCACGGGATAAATATTTAATAGTATGGTAAAGCTACAACTGGATGGTAAAGACTACAGATTCCCTAAACGATTAGAGATCGGTTTATGGAGTCAGCTGGCTCAACTAGACCTGGGAGAACCACTTATGTGGCCCAGGGCTCTACATCTGGTAACAGGTGCACCGCTTGACCTACTCTGCCAGGCTCCACATAAAGCGCTGGAACTGGGTATGGGTTTTCTCTTACAACTAATGGGACAACGCAAGGTAGCGGAACACAGCCCTTTTGAGGAGTTAACTTTTGGTCAATGGGTGGATCTGGATATCTGGCTTATTTGGGGAGCAGACCGCCACTTAGCTGATCTGCTGGGTATCCTTAGTCCTGAGATCCTTTACGCCGATGAAGCGTTGTGGATCATAGAGAAGTACAGTAGGTGGAGACTTTCAGTTTACCGCTCTTACTCTGCGCTGTTTGGTCTTAATGATCCCGTGGACGATGAAGGTGGAGAAGCGGATAAGATGGGGATTGCACGTGGTTGGTATGCAGTAATGGTTAGGTTGGCCCAGGGAGATATCCTGCGTCTTGACCCAGTGGCCGAACAACCACTTAAGAAGGCTCTAAATATGTTGGCTTACCAAAAG